CTGAACAAGCAGAAAATCTCACAAGAAAATTGCTCAATGCCATAAGAACAAAGGATGCTGGAAAGTTTTCCAGATCCGTTAGGAAAACCAATGCAGATTCATGAAATAACACGCAAGCCAATAAAAGAAGACATAGTATCCGGACTTACCAACATGCTGTACAAATCAGCAGGGGTGGCCAATCCCTTGGATTCCTTGGACCAAACCCGTCTCGGACCAAAAGTTGCTAGCAACATGCGTCAAAGCGCCGCTGGCGAAATAAACAAGACATTATTGGCACCTTTGGCCAAAGAAATGCAAAAACGCTGGGCACAAACTGTGCAACAACTACTGTTGAAATCTGTCGACCCTAAAACGAACGATCCTGTTACGTCAGCGGCTCAACTTGATCGTGGTGTACTGGAAAAAGAATTATATCAGTTTGTAAATCAACTAGCCGGAGTTGATATTGATCAACTTCAAGATGACGGATCAGGGCAAGCCAACTTGTTAAAAACTGAGCTAAAGCCACAGATCACGGCTGCCATTGCCAACACACAAAAACCCAATTCTGGAGCCAATGTCTGGCTGCCCTTGGCCACCAGTATTCAACGTGCCAAAAGCATTAAAAACTTCAGTCAAGGGGCTGACAATACTGCCAACAATCAAGTTGCCACAGTGACATTTGACCCCAGCAACAATCCGTTGTATAATGGCAAACCCTACAACGCCAATGATCCTTCTCACAGAATGGCATTGACACTGCAACAAAAACTACTGAAAACCCCGCAGCCTTAACATGAAATATCTAACTAAACTATTAGAAGGCGGCAATGTCTTTAAAGACAAGCAGGGCCAACCACTTACACAGCGTATCAATCAAGCAGATGTGCCTGCTACCATTGCCTATATTGAAAACATTTTGGGAATTAAATTTCCTCCGGAACGTTGGCTGGGATCCACAGGTCGCAAACCCACATCTGGAGACCTAGATCTTGCTGTGGATCTAAATGAAATTGATAAAGATCAATTGGCTGGTGCATTACAAAAGATTGTGACCAGTCAAAACCTTGACCCACGTGAATGGGTTGTGAAAAAAGGTGAAGTACATTTCCGTACTCCCATTGCCGGCGATCCAAACAAAGGCTATGTGCAAACAGACTTTATGTTTTTCCCTGACCTAGACTGGGGTACATTCTATTATGGCGGTGCAGACGGCTCTGCATACAAAGGCATGCACCGTAATGTGCTAATGAGTTCAATGGCCAAGGCCTTGGGATTCAAAGTGGGTGCAAATGGCATGTTCAGTCGATCAACTGAAGAACTAGTCAAAGGCGGCTTGGATGCCAGCCAGGTGGCACGAGTGTTATTGGGTCCTGCATTCACAAAAGAAAATTTAAAGAATGTGGAAAGCATCTACGCCGCATTGAGTAATGATCCCAATAAAGATGCCAAGCTAAAAGACTTTCGTGAATATCTTCAACGTGAAGGATTAAAAGAACCACAACTGTCAGTATCTGAAGACGATGTGGGATTCCTGGGTCGCTTACGTGATCGTATTGTTAATAAAGGCTATGTTGCCTTGGTAGAAGCAGAAGAGCCTGGTGTGGGTGGCAGAGCCAAGGGCATTGAACACTTGGAAGATCTAGTGTTCCGTCGTGGCACACAAGGTATTCAAGATGCACTGGAAATTGTACAACACGCCACTGACAATCCCCGAACAACCACTGCCAAGTGGGATGGAAAACCTGCTGTGATCTGGGGGCGTAAACCTGCCACAGGCGAGTTTGTGTTGACAGACGGCTCAGGCTTTGAAGCCAAAGGCTACGACGGTCTTGCTACCAGTCCAGAAATGATGGCACAAATTCAACGCACACGGTCCGGCAATCGTGATGAGTTGATCAACTTGTACGCAACTCTATTCCCTGTGCTGGAAGCCAGTTTGCCCGCCAATTTCCGTGGCTATGTCAAAGGCGACTTGCTGTACATGTCAACACCTCCTGAGATTGCAGGAAACTATGTTTTCCAGCCCAACACTGTTGAGTACAAGATTCCAGCTCGAAGTAACTTGGGTCAACGCATATCCAATAGTGACATTGGCATTGCAGTACACAGCATGTACTCTGATGCGGGCGATGCACGTCAGCCGTTAAAGGGTGTGACATTTAATGAAGTTCCTGGCCTAATGCTAGAGCGTCCTGCAACTCCCCGGGCGCTGGCTGCAGAACCTGCCAAAGTCAAACAACTCAAACAGTTGATTCGCACCGACGGTGCTGCCATTAGCACGTTGTTTAATCCTGCAGAACTGCGGGCACACAAGATCACTGACCTTGCTAAACTGTGCGTGGACTACATCAACACCAAGGTTGGTGCTCCGTTAAATCCACAAACACTATTGCCAGAGTTTGGTGAATGGTTGCAAAGCAAGGTGACTCCCAGCAAGTTCCGTAATATTGTAGAATACTTGGAAAGTCCTACTAGCAATACCCCTGCATTGGCAGCGGCATTTACAGCGTTCTTGTTATTGCATGATTTAAAGATGGACATCTTGAAACAAGCAGATCTGGAGCATCCAGGACAAGAAGGCTGGGTCATGGCCACTCCTGCAGGCTATGCCAAGGCTGTGAATCGCTTTGACCCCAATGCTTTTGCCGCTCAGAATCGACAACGCAATAATCCTGTTCAATGATCAATATTGATTTGCCAGACAATAAGTCTATTATTGTCTTTTCGTCTTTTAGAACACGATCCACAGCACTATGCGATTGGATTGCACAAGAAAAAGGACTGACAAACTTTGACGAAGCCTTTATAAATGTAGAACGTGCAATGTCATTTGTGAATTTGATTAATAGGACGTCGGGTAAATTTGTTGTCAAGGTCATGTGTAGTACCCAACAATACACACCAGAAATTCGGCGATTTCTGCAACCTCTATTGGATCAGTGTACACTAATACGACTACAACGTCAGAACGTTTTTGCTCAAATCACAAGTTTTTATATTGCCGCAGTAACCAACCAATGGCATTTTGTTAAAAAGTATACATACCGTCATCCGTTACTTTCCCAAGACTGCTTCACTGGAGAAATACCAATAGATACTGCAGAACTAAGAAACGCCGCAATTTCTATATTAGCTACCAATCAACGATTGCAAGAGATCAACACTAGACTTGATCTAGAACTAGTGTCTGAAGATCTTGGAGTGTTGCCGTCTAACTACCAGGTGATACCACCGCCTACTAACCTAGACCAGGTAAATAATGCATTACAAACTCTGATCGATTCTGATTTAGAAGTAAGCAAATTATACCATAACAGACAAGATTTCAGTCACTTTGGTAAATAAGTGTAGGGTCAACGTACCCACAAACTTAAAGGAAATTTATCATGGCTTTCATTACTCCCGTAAATGGTGACGCACAACCGGTATTTGCACTAGACGTACAAAACGGTCCTGTTTCTCCATCCGCTTCTACTGCCGCTACGCCAGTTCAACCTGCTGGTCCTAAGCTGGACTTCTTCCGCGCTGTTGCTAACGTTACTGTTGTGTCACAACAAGGCGTGCAAGAATATGTTGCTAACGTTATCAACGCTATTCAACAAACTGCCACAATCGCTATGTACCAAGTTGATGGTACAGTATTGAGCTTTGCTACATACCCAACAGGCGCTTTTGGCAATGCTTCTACTAACACCAGCGCCGCTGTGTTCTTGGCAGCTGCCAACATTACCTACAACGGTTATCAGTTGGACAGTTGCACAAGCGTTGGCTTCAAGCTATCGACCTAATCAATTGCTGATTAACAACAAAACCCAGGTTAGAAATATCCTGGGTTTTTTGTTGGCCGTTAAATACTCCTATAATGCGAATATTGTGTAGAACTCTTTTTGACTGCTCGGCCACTGGTGTCACGGGACACTATAGACCCAGCCAAGTGCCGTTTCAGGATGGTGCAGGCAACACAATTGAAAATCAAAATGCCTGGATGTTTGCCAGGAATCAACAGCGCAACTGGGAAACACTGAACCAGTTGATCAGCCTGCGCACACAGGTATTTGATGTAGAGCCAGTGATCAGTGCTCCTGGAGAATGGCGTTTTGAATTCTCTGTAGAGCATGCCGAAGTCTACAACACTGACCTGTCAGGACTGATTGCAGAGTGCGCAGGAGTACCCATGCTCACAGG